ACCTATTTGAGAACCATAAACATAAACTTCAGCGTTTGATCCATTAGTATCATCAACTTCTACTTTAGGTAGTGATAGATAATTACTTCCTGGATTTATAATTCTAATATCGGTAATATCACCTGTACCAGTTGCACTTTCTTGTACAATTTTATTACCTGCATAAATATCGCCTTTTGTAGTTTCATCTTCAAATACAATGTGATCAGTTGCACTCATACCTGAAGTATTAGCCTCTGGTGCAATACCACCATTAACAACTGAAACTTTTGCTGTTGCGGATCCACCACCCGTGTCTGTATTTGTGAAAATTATATCGTCACCTATTTCATAACCACTACCTCCACTTTCAACAATAAAATCTGTAATATTTCCTCTAGCGACAGAGTCAACTTGTACTACTGCTGCTGAACCACCCCCACTTAAAACAACACTATCAGTTGATGAATATAAAGAACCTGGATTTGTAATACTAATAGAAGAAGGTATACCTGTGATTACTGCTTTAATAAAAGTATCATCACTATCAGAAGCTGTTCCTCTAATAGTTTCATCTACCAAAAAAGTACCTACAATAGTATCTTCATTAAGTATAAATTCTGTGACTTCTTCCGAACCAATTTGAAATTTAAATACATTTTCTATTACTGCCGATGCTTCAGATGTTATACCTATAATTGTTCTACCAATTAAATCTGATGTTTCACCAACAGTAGCAATTGCTCTCAGAATTTTATTAGTACCCCACTTACCGTCAGATGCTCTTAAAAGATTTTCTCTAGGATATATTGTTTCAGATTCTAATCCAAATAATAATTTAAAAAATAACTCATGGCCTCTACTTGTACCTTTTGCTCTATAAAGTGATTTAACATTTTTAATTAGGGTTCGTCTATTAACATTAGAATCTAAATTTTCAGGTAAAGTATTTAAAAACTCATTTCTAAATTTAGTTAAAAAATTAGAAATAACTTTATCAGGATCTCTAAAATTTAATAATTCTTGTATAGTTTGAACTGGATTAGGTTTATAATTATTAATAGATGCACTTGCGTTAGATGAAGAACCTACAACTATTTCATCAATACCAAACTTATCTTGCGCTGTGATGAATAATCTTCCATTAATTAAATCTTCACCTAATACTGTTGCAGTAGCATTTGAAGTTTGACCTGTAATTGTTTCACCTCTAGTAAACTTACCGTAAGTAGAACTTTCTAAAATTACTTTTGAACCTGCATCTTCTTGTGTTTTGTCAGAACCTATTTTTGAACCATCTAATAATAATTCATTGGTTTGATTTGTTTCTGTTTCTAATAAAATACCATCAGTTGTTTGTACTGATGTCACACTTAATTCAGCAGACTCCATAAAAGTGTAGTAAGTTTTTACAAACTCTAAAAATTTAGGGTGTTGTTCTAATACAAACTCTGGTGCCTGACTAGAAATTAGATTGGATATTTTATCTTTAAAAGTTGCCATTAGTAGCTAGATGTTGTTGTGTATCCTACACCAGCATCAGTAGAACCTCCAACAAAGGTATCAGCTGTGACAGTGATTGATGAGTTTGTAGTATCTATTTCTAAAATTTGATCTCTAACAGGAACAACATCATTTGAAGTAGGCTTAACCGTTAATTCTATTGAAGTTGAAGTAGCGCCTCTAATATTTTCAACATTAGATACACTAAAAGAATTTATTGTAATTTGTCCTGTAGTATAGTCTATTGTACCTTGTGTATTATTTACATATGTTCTAACTGCGGCCACAAAGTAATATCTTCTAATATTTCCAACGCCATCATCATCTAGGTAATATACATTTGTTGTATCACCTGTAATTTTAAATCCTGAAGATTCTAAAATACCACCAGCTGATGCATTATGACCTGAGTGAGGATTGTATAAAGCATTTCTAAAATAGATGTCATATTTTGTTGACGAATTTAAAGTTGGAGTAAACTCTTTTCTTATTTTTAAAGTTGTGATGTTTGATAATATAGATTTATCTGTATCGTCAATTAATTCCATAACTTTTGAATATCTAAACATACTATCAAACTGTTGTAAAGTATTTGAATTGTATGTAATTAAACTATTTAATATTTCTGACTCTAAAGTTGCTGATGTTTTTGTAGTAGCCTTTTCATCATATCTAACATTAGAAGTTAAAATAATTGAAGTAGTTTCAGGATCAATAATTTCAGGTCTTACTGAAGCAACATTATACCTCTTTAATTGTGTTTTAATACTTTCTTTTGTAGTATTTGTTAATGTGGAACCTGATGCTGCTTTAATAGCAATCTTAACAACTCCATACACAGGAGTTTCATCATCTTCGCCACCCCATACTGAAATTGATTGTGCGTTTGGATATATTTCTTTTACCAATGTTTCATAATCACTAGTAGTCACTGCTCTATCTTGAGCTGAATATTGTAAAGGTGCATTATAACGAATTGACTCTTTTGATTGAGCTTCTGCTCCACCTTGAGCATTTGAAACTGTTGTGATACTGACATCTGTAAATCCACCAACATTACCTGATAGTGTAAATGAAGAAGCTCCATTTGCTTCAGCTTTATTACTTACAATATATTCAAGTATTACAATATTACCATCAGCCAATGCTTGTCCTATAATTCCATCTCCAAAATAAACTTCAAACTTACTATCTTCACCTTCTTGTAAGAAATAAGCTTTTGATGTTGCCGTTAATTCCGTAAGACCTGACGCAAGTGTATAAGTAAATGATGTAGTGTCTGATATTGAATTTTGAACTTTTACTTTTAATGTTGTTGTATCAGCATTAATACTTGGAATAATAAATCTTTGATCTGGATCAGAAGTATCAACTGTATATTTAAAAGTAATTAAAGTACCTTCATATAAATCTATATTTGAAAATTTAAAAATACCATTTACTGCTGTAATTGTATGATCTTCATTTGTAATAAAATTGTAAACAGTACCACCAACAGTAGTTGTAAATGTTGTACCTTTATTCGCAGTAATACTTGTACCAGTTGCATTATTTACTGTAAAATCAATTGTTGCTGTAGGTGATTTAGGTGATGTTGGTGTATAACCTAACATCTTTGCTAATGATACAATGTTCTTTCTAATATCAGCACTATCTAGGTACATTTCATTTGCTAACATATTAGCATTGAAACCTAAGTAGTGTGTATTGTAAGCAAGTAAGTCTAATAGAACAGCAAAACCAGAACCTTCAAAGTCATAGTCTTGGAACTCTACTTGTTTTTGTAAAAATGATTTTAGATTTGATTTTATATTATCAAAATCTAATTCTGAAACTTCTAATTTATTACTTGCCATCTTATCTTAATCTTTCTAAAAATGTTTCTACTACTACGGGTAGCGCAATGCCTATAACAAAAAATTTAATAACCAATCCATAACTATTACCATCTATATTAGGTCTTGCTATAATTTGTGTTAACTTAATTCTTGGTTCAAAATTATTTAATACTTCTTCAACTTTTCTCTGTAAATTAAGAGCTGTCAAGGGTGATACTGGTTCAAATAAAAGTGCTCTAACATTTCCACCAATCTCAGGGTGAAAAGGTCTTTCAAAATGATTAGTCTGTATTAGATTTCTAACACTTCTTTTTACAGCTTCAACATCTGTTAACTTATTAACATCATCAGTCACAGGATTTCTTCCAAAATCTAAATCCAAATCTTTGTAGATTCTAGTAGCTCTCTTACTATTGTTTGATACATTTTCTACACTATAACTAGGCATACCAATATTTATACACTAACCAGCGAAGACATTTGAAGAACCTGCCGCTACACTAGTACAACCAGATATTGCGTCACCTACACGACCACAACCTTTACCATTAATAAAAACTGTAGTTGAACCTGTCGCAATAGGTGCTGAATGTGAAGGACAAGGAGCACCAGGCAATAAATGACCTGTATTATTATCTCCTTGACGAGATATTGCTATACTATTAACAAATACATTTGGCGATCCAGCCGCTCTTGTCATTCCTGAACAATGAGCTACATCTGCATCACCTATTCTAGTTATCGCTGGCACGGGTCATTAACTCCTTTAAATAATTATCAAACTTTGACATTTGATTGTGTTGTTCTTCAGTATGTGGTTCAGGTGGATAATCAGGTTTAAATGATATTAAGTGTTCAAAACTATTTGGTATATCATCAAACTTATTATATCTCTCTAATTTGCCATTTCTTTTAATGACAAACTCACCTATTAACATTATTTTCCTTGTGAGTTGTAAAATTTAAACGATCTTTTCTTATGTTTGTTCATTGAACTAAATTTAACACCTTTACGATTACCTTGAGAAGTCTTTTTTGGCATTCTTTCATGCGCTACAAATGATTTTGCTAATTTTGCCATTATCTACCTGCTTCTCTGGCCGCTTTAAGTGCTGCTCTTTTCTTTTCTATTATTAATGCTTGTCTAATTTTTCTACCCATTGGTATTTCTACAGATTGACTGATTTGTTTGCCTTTTTTACTCACATATTCAACGCTAATAAACTTATCTTTGTAGTCACCTTGTACAGCTATTACTGCTTTCTTCAAACTCATCGCTTCTTTTTCTTTTTCATCACCATTTTCATTCCAAAATTTGTATAATCTCATTTTACTCATTATTTTTTTCCTTTTCATTATTATTTTCGTGTCTGCAGTTTCTACAACACAAAGTTTCTCCAGCTTCATCATATTTTTGCCAACAATACTCATTACAGTGGCAGTTGTGTCCGCAATTTTGACAAAATATCATATGATTCTATTTATATTAGTATTTACAACTCACATTTGCGTGTTGTAGATTCGTTTCTGTTAAATTTTCTTTATTTTTCAACGCTGAATCGCCAATTTTCTCTAAATCTGGCCTAATTTTACACGATTTTACAGCACAAGAACAAATGGCGAACAAAAAAAGTAAAAAAGTCAAGTAAATCAACCCTTTTTTAACCAATTTATTT